TGATGGATCGTAGTCAATCTCAACGAACTCAGGAACTTGAACACTCTTCGTATGAACAGCGAACTAACCACACTCCACGAAACTCATTCGTTGAAGCCGTGAGTGGACTTGCAAGCCCATTCCGAGTAAACGCATATACAGCGGTGAGGTGAAGTAGTTTAATGAGCACAAAAGCCAAAATTCCAAAAGCTCTTCGCGAACAGGTATGGATGGTCAAGGTCGGTCATGTCTTTGACGGTAAATGCGCAATCGTATGGTGTACGAATCGAATGAACGTATTTGATTTTCAATGCGGTCACAATATCCCAGAGTCCAAAGGCGGTGAGACTACCTTAGATAACTTAGTTCCTATCTGTTCACGCTGCAATGTAAGCATGGGGAATCAGTTTACCATTAACGAATGGAATGCAAAGTTTGCTTCACGTGCAATACCTTGGTGGAGAAGGATTTTAAGGTGGTGGTTCTGAATGAACCATGCACAGCTTTTACATTAATCTGGATCGCCGTACAGATCGGCGTGAACTTGTTGAAGAGGAATTCAAACGGATTGGACTAGAGGTCGAACGCTTTCCAGCAGTTGAGTACACTCCAGGAACAATTGGATGTAATCTTTCACATATCGAAGTTCTAAAACTCGCCAAGGCCCGTGGGTATGAGTCCGTGATGATCTTTGAAGATGACTTTGAGTTTTTGGTTTCTAAAGAGGAGTGGAATCGACAGATCTCACGCCTTCCTACAAGTTATGATGTAGTGATGCTATCGTATAATTTACTTCAATCAACTCCTCATAGTGAAACGTTTCTCCGTGTTCAAGAAGTACAAACGACAAGTGGATACATTGTACATTCTCGATTCTACGATACATTAATTACACGCTGGGAAGAAGGAACTCGTCTCTTCAAAGAGAACCCGGAAGTCCATTGGATCTACATCCTAGATCAATATTGGAAATCGCTTCAACCAAGTGCTGAATGGTATGCATACACTCCTAGATTAGGTAAACAGCGTGCTGGATTCAGTGATCTTGCTGGAGAATTTGTTGAATACGATGTCTGATATAACCCTTTTGAAAACTCGGACTCAATACACGTGCAGCCATCTTAACAGCATTCTGAGCTATCGTATATGCTTCATCATCATGTTCAACTAACCATTGAAGTTTTTCAATAAGATCCGATAGGTCATACCGAATTGGAACATAGTTCACCATTGGAAATAACTCTGTATCCATCCATCGCGTTGTTTCTGGATGAGTGACCACTATAGGTACTGACCCAGAAGCAAATACCCATTGACCATTCGATGCAAGTGTGTTTCCATCGACTGCTAGAATATATTTGAACTTTATCTGATCTGTAGGACTCATACGTTCTCCAAAATGCTCCTCAGGAATTACACTATCGTTAATTGGCCATCCACCGTGAACAAATCGTGCATCTGTATTCGGAACACCGAACAGTTTTTCAACGACGCGCATACGAGTCGATGGCCGGTCAAACCCACTTGACCCACCTCTCCAGACTGCAATAGAGCGTTTTTCATTCCATGGAATCTGTGGAAAACTAAGACCATGTTCGAATGTAGCATCGTCTCCAGGCATGAGAAGAAGAGAAGGACTTCGGAAACACCGAGCTGCATGCATGCACATAAGTGGATACGTTCCAGGATAAGCGAGCTGTTCCAGCTTAGTATACTCTCTTGCCGGCATTGTAACAGTATCCTCTCGTCCCAATGATTGAATCATTCGATCGAATTCATCGTTACCAATAACCCCATCCGATAATGGAAATATAGCAGTTAACTTGCTAGTTCGAATACACTCTAATACATATCGATACATAGGTCCACCAATATCAAGACGAAAATCAGGGGATGTCCAAGTAGACGCGATACCAGGAGGTACACAAATTACATTGCGAGGAATACGAATAATCGATGGAGTATGATCTGCTAAGTACCAATCTGGTTTCCATCCTTTTGTTTCAAGGTAAGCCCAAACATTGACTTCCCATGTGAGTTTAGGAAGGTATGGGTATTCGCGTAAATAGAGTTCATAAAAGTCAAGAAGTGATTGACGGTCTCCAAGAAAGAACCCCCCACAAAAACGCCAATTGACTACATCCCAAAATACAGAGTGTCCCCAACATCCTGGAAAGAACATACATTTTGGTGGTAGATATGAATTCTCTATAGCACGTAACTCATCTGCGGATTGAGGGTCCTGTAATACATGATAGAGATTGAAGTCAGCCCATGCATAATGCGAGGATGAATGGTGTCCAGACTCAATCGCCCGTTTGACTAATTCAATCTTCGCATTCATCAAGATTAGAAAGTTGCGAGTGTCATGAACATCCGAACGTGTATCAGGAATACCTTGTGGCGAGATCTTATAGAATTCCAAGTCTTCTACTGAGATAGTCTCAACAATACCGTTATTAATGTGAGGAAGTTTATCTCGAAATTCAGGGCTAATAAATACATGTAAACGTACACCCGTTGCATTCAACTGTTTGAACAATTGGATACGAGTTTCATCTGTTCGGTCCTTAGGCCTTGATTCATGAAGAGCTAGGAAAGCTGTAACAAATGTTACGGTCATTATGGAACATGGTTTTTCATCTGAAAGTAATAATGCCGGGGTTACTCACCGTCGAATTGGCTGGAGGGCTTGGAAATCAGATGTTCCAACTTGCAGCCTTAATGAGCATTTGTAAACGAACCAAACGTACAGCCTATATTCAATCTCTTTCAAATCCATCTCCTCATACATCGCTATCGTATTTTGACACGGTGTTTCAATCCTATAAAACACTACACTCGACGATTCGGCCTCGTACTCATATGACCGAGAACGATGGAGTACAACTGAAATGGTCAATTCCAATCATCGGATCACCGATTGAATTACGTGGGTATTTCCAGGACTGGAGGTACATTGACCCTGAATTCATTTTCAACCTGAAGTTTCCACAACAGGTGAGAACTAAGTATCCGGGAACTGAGAGTGCTATTTTTCTTCATATTCGAGGAGGTGATTACATAGGCAATGCTTATCATGATGTAGGACTGGATGCCTATTATACACGTGCGATCGCACTCTTTCCGAATGCCCACTTCTTTCTTGTAACAAACGATTTGAACTATGCACTTAGTAAGTCGTTCATACAGGAGATTCAGTATACTGTCATTGACGAACCTGAACTTGAGACACTGTATTTAATGAGTCAGTGTGCAGGAGGTATCTGTGCAAACTCTAGCTTCTCATGGTGGGGTGCATTTCTGAATCCTCAACGAAAAATTGTTATGCCCGACAAGTGGTACCCACATTCGACACTCAATACAGAAGGGTATTACTTTCCCGGAGTTATCAAATGTCCAGTGTAGTAAGTGTTTTAACAACTGGAGGAGGAAGTGTCCCGGCCTCCCGATGAAGAAGGACTTCATTCCATGCAGTCTGCAGAGCTTCAATGTGACGCGGTAACCAGCCGGTATCTTTAGGAAGGAATGCTTTCTTGGTTGAAACCAGTATCCAATAGATGAACTGAGGTTCTCGTTCACTCACTTCTGACTGCCACTCCTTGAGATCCATGGACGCTGGTTTATAGTTTACAGTTTCATCTTGAAACACTGCAAATACACCTTTGGTTACAGTGGAACGAAGCCATTCAGACGAGAAGACCTGTTTGAATCTGAACTCTGCGTATTCGCATTCATCAATTCCAGTACATTCCATCTGCATCTGCATCTGATGCACGTATCCTTCAGGAATACCGTCTGATTCAGCCCGAGAGAATGGACATTTGAACTCGACTAATCGACCACGTCGTCGAACATCGGATGGGTCTGTAGGAAAGATGATTCCGTCTGGAGATGCACCTAGAAACGAATAGACCGGATGTTGTACACAGGATACATCTGTGATTGTGCACTTAGTTTCGTTCTCATACAGCTCTTTCGCAATCGGTTCAAAGCGTGTTCCCCAAATCATTGCACCTACACCATATCCAGTGGAAGGTTGAGGAGGTGTTAATTTACGAAGTATGAGTGAACGGCGTGTTTCACCGCCCGTAAAGATCTGATACACTTCTGAAGCTGTAATCATCTCGCCTCGTTTCGCATGCCATGCAGACGTGCGCTGATCATTCATACCATACACACGAATTGTTCGTCGTACACAGCGGTCTCTCATCCAAATGCGTCCAAGTTCTCCATTCATGGCCTTATCAAATGCAGATAACACGTAGCGTCGGACCTTTGTATAACTGACATTCGTAAGTAAGGTAATCAGCATAATCAGATATTTAAGACGTTTACGTGAACTTGTATACGGTGGTTCTCGGAGCCATTCCGTCACCACGGATTCCATTGCGTTTATCTATGCGTCAAGTTCGAAAACTCATTTTCAGTGCTGAAACACAGAATTGGTATGGAGACAATTCAAAGTAAAGAACAATGGGTATTGCATCGGTTAGAAGGATTCTACTCAAACCCGGATCATTTCCGTAGGATTGAAGAAGTCCTCACGGGTAAATCTAAATTAAGTCTGCGATTATTGGACTGGTTCGTGACCAATTATGCAAAGAAGTACAATGTATCCTTCATGACGAAGGAAAATCGTCATATCATCGTCTATTTAGGGTACAAGTCACATCTGAAGGCCTACAATAAAAAGATGTTTGATCCGTTCTGTCGTTGGAAGCGAATTCAGTTCCGAGGGTTAGATACGACGGTGGGTCAATTGAATTTCTTTGAATGGGCAATTCAAGATGAAGTACTTGATTACCTAGACACGCATTATGAGGAGATTCACGCTGACATGGAAGAGTGTTCTCAAGTCATTCAACCCAAAGAGGGAGAACGTCGAAAGAGACACGAACTCAGCCGTTCGGCAACAAAGACCGTGCGTATTCATGACGTTACAGTAAAGGTTAGCTTTGATTAAGAGATGCTTTCATCTAGGAATCGGGCCGTTGTCTACCCTATAAGCGCAGACATTACCGAACATGACCTTAACATTGTATCGGACTTATGGAAAGTTGAAGGTCGTGAAGTCTTTCGTGGAGCACGCGACCCGGAGTATGAACATGCAAATGTATATTGGTTGTATGACCCAGAAGACCTAGACCGTATTGGTGTTGCCGAACATGATCGCGATAACCCCGGTGACGTTTCAGTATTGTGGTACAAAGACACTCCCTTTGCAACCCTTCTTCAAGAAGATGGATGGACAGAAAGTGATTCCATTTGGTCACGCATGTCTGAACATTCATACGAGCAGTTTCTAACTGAAGGATGGACCTCTCCTATGAAGTTTTTAGAACGATGTGTAAGCCGAGGTCATGTTCGCATCGTAACACCTGAAATGATTGCAAAACTACCTGAAGTCTATACATGTGAAAAATGCGGTCATACTTCATTGACTTCCTTTCCATGTGGTACACCTACACCGTTAACGTTTCCTGAAAAGGAAAAAGTGTGGTTCATTGATGAACGAATGATGGTATTTATACCTCCAGCGAAGTCCAGTGTATGGTCTTTACTTGGACTTACGATATCTGAGCCTGAGCCTTTCGACCAGGCTTCTTTGGAGCTGCAACAGCAACCGGAGCTGGAGTTGGAGGAGGTGTTACCGAGCGAACAGGCTCTGCCTCAGCTTCAGCATCCACTTCCTCTGTCACTGTAGTCTCACATGCCTCTCCCTCTTCATTCTCGGCTGGTTCATCAGGTTCCTTGATATCAGCGAATGCAGCTTTGGCTCCGACACGAGAGGGTGGAAACACCTTTGCGTGAATGACTCGCCAAGTCACTCCGAAACCAGTACCTGTGACGTAGATGCTTGGAGTCAAGACCATGCGGCACTCAACACGCTTTGCAAACACGTGTGCTAGATTGTCCTCAGAGAGTTCAATTGTAGCTCCATTCGCGTCCACCGCATCCATCCCGACTTGGCCATCCCAAATCGAGATTTTCATGCGGAGCGAAGGTGGATACTTTCCGTTTGAAACATACTCACCGTTGACCTTGTCAACACTTGGTGTGAGAATAGGCTTCATTGTCTCACGTAGAACTGCTTCGGACTTTGACTTTCCGAACCACTTTCCACTGTTTCCAATGGCGTGTTGAACGATCTTCTCAGTCAAATCGAGAAGGAAGTTGTAGAACTTTCCAATCTCAGAACCGTCTTCAGAGCGGTCCTTTGCGAATGGGTCGCAGCCTTTGAGAGAGGCTAACATGCTGTAGTTTGCTTGACCTGTCTTATCGTCTACGCGAGTCACAAGACCTGCTGGATAGTAGATACGAGGGATACGAACCTGGAGTGCTTGGTTGTTGTACTTGATGGGAACGGTCTTACCTCCAGCCTTGTTTGAGCGAATCTCGCCAATCAAGACACGGTTGATTTCTAAGTTCTCAGAAGGAATGATTGCAGTAGTAGCCATTTGAATTGTTGTGAGTTGAATACGCCTGTCCGAGACCGGATTCGTTTTTCGCGCAGGTTTCCAGTTTTCAAGACTTAGGACAGTATAAACAATGCCACAATGTGCGTCGGTAAAGAATCGAATGTCTACAGACAAGTGTCTTTCCGAAGCGATCAAAGGACATACATTATGTGGCCGTCACGTGCGCGCAAAAAATCCACGTCTTTGGAGTGATGTAAATCGTCAGAAACTTAATGAGTTTACAAAGGTCCAAGCACTCTTTCGTGGATGGTGTGTTCGTCGAGTACTTAAATGGGCAGGACCGGGTGTATTGAAACGTAAAGACTGTACAAACGATGAAGACTTAGTAACCACTGAATCGAAAGAACGTCAGTTCCCACTTGATTACTTTGGAATTGAAGAGGCTGGAAAGATTTGGTGGTTTGATTTCGGAACTATCTGGGAGTGGATCATTCGGTCTGTCGCTCCAACCAATCCCTATACTAAGGTTGCGATTGCACATAGTGACTTAGCACGCTTGCGGAAATTACATCTATATCGTCGACGGTCTAAGCTACCGGTTCCAATGACCTCTAAAGACCTTGATGAGAATATCAATCGACGTTGGAATGTTATCGTACATATCTTTCGTAGTTTTGGATTCGAAGACATACATCCGCAACAGTATGCAAATCTCACTCAGAACAACCTACGCACCATGTTTAGATTTTTGATTACCGATCTTAACTCAATGCCGAAGCCTAATCAACGACTAGTCATTTTCTGCACAAAAGGAATGACTGCTACATCGAAGTCTAATTCTGGATACATCATCAATGCATTGAATCTACTTACGATTGCTCTTACCGATACACAGGCATACGATATTGTATTTTTGATAGTGTCTGCATTGTACCGTTGCTAAAAATGGATTTAAACACGCTACGAAACATAGGAGAGTGTGACCATGAACATATTCTTCTTATCGTTAGACCCCTACGAAGCGGCACGTCTTCACTGTGATAAACATGTGGTGAAGATGATCCTCGAATCTGCACAACTTCTCTATAGTTCCCATTGGGTCTATGAATCCCCACTTCCTGAACAAGCGTATAAAAAAACACATCCTAATCATCCTTCGGCCCGGTGGATTCGCGAATCCTTATCTAATTACCGTTGGTTATGTCGTCTTGGTTTAGCACTCTGTGTTGAATACACGTACCGATATGAAAAGACTCACAAAACACAAGAGCATTTAGAATGGCTCTTCATTCATCCACCTGAAGGTCTCATCGACATTGGGTGGACTCTTCCACGACTTGCAATGCCGGTTGAATATCATCATAGTGATCCTGTGATAGCCTATAGAAACTACTATCTTGGCGCCAAGCTGCGTTTATTGTCCTACACAAAACGTCCAGTGCCCGATTTCAAAATGAAAGTGACTTACATGACCGCCGGAGGTAAGAGTATACCACCGCGTTAGAAATGTCCTCTTCTTCTGCTTCAGTTAAGTCAAACAAGATGGCCAAGAAATCTGCTCCAGTTACTGCACCCGCCCCTGTCGTCGCCGCCCCAGTTGTTGAAAAGGCCGCCAAGGTCAAGGCCCCTAAGGCCGAGAAGTCAGCCACACCTTCCAAGGTTGTGGTCACAATTCCCACCGTTGAGACTCCCTCTGCAGTTCCTGCAACCGAGTCCACTGATGGCTCCGATGTGATTCTCGCTGGCTTAGCCGAGAAGCTCAAGGCACTCGGTGCTGAGCTCACAACCCGTGTTCGCGAGGCAACCAAGAGTGTCGCAGACGCCATCAAGGCTACCAAGCGCGAGGCCCGTGAAATCAAGAAAAAGAAGAAGAAGAACCCTGAGGACATGACTCCTGAGGAGCGAAAGACCTGGGAGGCTCGTCGTGCAAACAACGCCTTCCTCGTTCAGCGCCCATTGACCGATGAGCTATGCGCCTTCATGGGACTCAAGTCTGGTGAGAAGCGATCCCAGACTGAGGTGACCAAGTTCATCTCCGGGTACGTCAAGCAACACAACTGCTTTGACCCCAACTTCAAGAGACGCATTCTTCCAAACTCTGCGCTCGCCAAGTTGCTCCGAGTCACAGACAAGGAGGAGGTTACCTACCTTAACCTCCAGTCCTTCTTGAAGGTTCACTTCATCAAGCCCAAGGCCTAAATACTCTATAAAACTACACAAGCAGTGTAGCGCAGAGGAAGCGCGATTGGCTCATAACCAGTAGGACCATCGATCGAAACGATGCACTGCTATTTTACATTAAACCGGAAACCCGAGTTAATGTAATTTTTAAGGATTGGTGGTAATCAATTCATGAGGCATTTCCATGTACAAGACTGTACTGAAAAAGGGTGAAACTCGTTCATCTAATACCAATGCATGTTGCTTGTCGTTTTCGACCAAGGTTTTCGTCAAACGACGAAGAATCTGTGTTCGGTCAATCGATGAATCTACTTTAATTTTACATTTGCCTGCCTTCCATCCGCATAACGAAGAGGATGAACATGCATCTTTCTGTTGAAACTGACCACAGGGAGTTCGTACTTTGTTTACGAATGCACGCGGGCCTTGTGTTGCATCCCAATGGGCTTCCTTTTTGAGCCATTGATCCAACTGTTTGTACAGGTTGGATGCACGTGAAGCTACACCTTTACGAAGGTCTTCGTATTCCTCTTTTTGAATGTCTTTGGACAATGAAAACAGAAGGAACTCAAATACCTCTGCAGCATATGAAATCTGTTTGGCCTGAAGATCATCCTCTGGATTCACAGAAGCTTCTACGAGGTCGCGTTCAGGACGTTTCTGAATTGTAGACAATACTTCCTTAGGGATAGCAGGTGTTCCATCTTCCGGTTGAAACGGTGCTCTGAACTCAGAGGCTAAGAGAGATTCAACATATTGACCTTGAACATTTTGAAGGTCTTCTACCCATTTGAATCCTCTATGAGTTGTTTGGTCTAAGAAGGTCCTGAGTGCTTGACGTGTTGGAAGTTCTTCCGGTTTAATATCCACATACCCGGAGCGTACAGGTGTTTCGCCTACACGTTCATAGGGTACAGGTTGAATCGGTAAGATGACGACTTTCGGAACAAACACTGCTTGGACTCGTTGAAATGGATCCAGAATCACTTGAAAGTTAAGACCCTTGTTTTTCAGTTCACCCAGTGCATCGCTCAATCGTGGACGGTCGGATGTACATGCACGTGAATGAAGTGTTGAAATCGTACTCAACATCTTTCTAGGAAACAATGGATCACGAATATTCACAACATACTTATATTTTTTGAACCCCTTCGCTTTCTTATCGGTTCCACGAGATACATGTGCTAAGATTGCATCATCTAAAAGTACAATCGTACGGTCGTTTGGACTCAATGTCTCTGACCAGAAACCGCATTTGATGGTCGATGTCTCTGTATCAATTCGAATCACTTTACAACGAACAACGGATGTAACGTATTCAAGTTCATCCAACACTGAAAGACGCTGTTGTGTATAGGCCGTTTGAATACCTGAAACAATGCGTTCAATCTGAGTATTACCTTCACCTAACTCTGTCCATGATCGTGCAAAGGAACATAGCATCACATTCTTAGGAGCGTCTTTTGGTTCAGGAATCACTTCAGATACATTGAGTAATTCTGAAAGTGTTTTGGAAGGCCGGTCCAGTCCTACACGGAAGAAGTCAGACTTTCCAATGTCCAGTCGGTTTTTCTTGATAGAACGGTCATAGGCAACGGGGATATGGAGAGAATGAGACAGTGTTTCAGGTAAGTACGCCATGCGCAACTTAGGAATCTTAGAAGAACTCAGAATGTAGGAATCATCACTCTTTTCATCGGTTTCATTATCTGGATTGGGTGGACGGAAGGCTCGGTGTACCTTGTAGCAACATGGAATCTGCTTACCTTTAATACTTCCGATGTAGTTTGGAAACACTGACGTCTGGTCACGCTTGATGACCGAAAACTCATTTAAGTCATCGTCCTTCTCTGAACGTACTTTTCCCTTGCAGACAGGGCATCCACCTTCTATCAGTTGATCTTCACGCAAAGGAAGTTCATCTTTGATACACCAGTATTGTGGACAGGTTGCGATACCTTCACGATGTGTGAGTGGAATGTAATTGAAATCATAGTCTTCAATTCCTTCTTCATCTTTGTTGGCTTCTTTGATTTGCCTCTGTCTCTCACTCTGTGGGTAATTGCGTGGATTGTATTCAGGAGGAATACGTGCTTCGTCTTCGGGAGTCAAAACAAGCACCTGTTTATTCTTATCACATTTACCCGGATAGAGTGTACTATCAAACGTTTCTGGATCAAATTCCTGAAGACGTTTATTGAAATAGTTGTAGGTGGACTTGGACTTTTCAGTCACGCGCACTCGTTTCTTAGGGAGTGCTTCAACGGAAGGTGCTTGTTCCACCGGGGCCGGAGTTGGTTCTGAACTTAGTCCTAAATCGGCTAAGAAGTCATCATCTATATTAAACTCACCGACCTGTACAGCAACCGGTTGAACAGTTGCAGCGGATGCTTCAATCACTTCAACACGACGAGGACACACTTCATCCACCGCTGCATCGTCGGATGTTAAGACATGCCGTAGAATACTTGCATATTTCATTGCACGTTCGACCGTTGTAACCGCAGAGAGAATCACTTCCTTATTTGAGAACCGAAGTGTTGGGAATCCTTTGAGAATGCGGTCTAAATCTAGATCATCGCCCATGTTCAAGAACGTTTTAAACATCTCTTCCGCATCGTCCTGTGTCATTCCAATTTCAGTCAAGGTTGTAGCCGATGGAACTTCTGCTTCCTGAAGTGCTTGGAACGCTTGAATCTGAAGAGGTGTAAATGTATCCGTCAACCGGTCTGCACGTACAATCCGAAACGTTTCGTCTTGGTAACCGAAGACTGTTTGAAGACATGAGAAACGACGCATATCAAATTCAGACACCTCTTTTGCAAAGGTTCCTAAAATCGTCATATCTTGAAGCTCCCACCGTGCAACCGCTAGGTCCGAGGCTTCGATAAACGGTGTGATTCCATCTAGACTTTTGAACCAATCGTAAACACTGAGACGAATGTCATCTAAACTCATTTTCGATTCCTTTCCACGTACGATGGTGAATTGAACATCACGAGGTGTGATTGCAATACGATCAAACGATGTTCGTGAAGTTCCGCGATACAAGAGAAGTGTAGGTAAACGACGTTGAGGAAGAGTCGTAGAGGTCCATGATTTCCACATAGAGATGTCTACATAAGGCACCTTATTCTCAGGCTGTTTCACATAGAACTTATGACGCATCTTCTCCTGTTTGGATGTGAAAAACCCAACATACGGTGTCTCTTTGGAGACGGTTAGGCCATAAAACATTTGTTCAAATCTTGCTCGTGGAGCTGTGAAGTGAGTATCTACTAGAGAAAGATACCATTTTGCACGTAAGATTGCCGGCTGTCTAGGTTCTGGAACCGTAAGGGCCAATAGCTTTTTAAGTTGGTCTGCATTCGTACGTAACAATCGAATGGCCGAGTCTGTGAGACGATTGGGTGTATCGTCACGAAACAAGGGGAAGTAGACTCTGCGTACAGTCGTACTCATTTCTGGATGAATCTCAGTGGCCCTGAATTCACCTACATCGTCATACAACGTATCAAAGAGTAATTGCAAATTTCCTAGTGGAATGCGTGTAGAAGGAAGTGTAGTTAGGTCTTTCGGAGGTAATGGAAGAATAAACGAACGGTCGTCTGAAACCCCAAACACTCGCCATTCTGAAAATCCGGCACCAGGAGAGCTTAACGCGCTTAACGCTTCAGGTCTTGAGTTCCAATCTTCGCGTGACCACATTGATTCCTTCACACCGGTTCCAGGTCGAATCTGTTCGAGATAATACTTGAACAACGACGTATCGAGACGCACTCCATCGGGAGACATGCGAAGAAACAATGCATCCCAGGTACGTGAATCTTCATAATACTCTTCAGGTAATTGGACATTGATTTCAATGAATAAACGGTCTGGATGACTGTTCACTGCGATCGCAATGTGTTGACGCACAGTTTCTAATGTATCGTCCTCAAAGAACGTTACATTCGACCCTGTTCCCGCTACGGGTACAGACTTCGACATTATTAATGAGCTAGGTTTTCTCAAAGGGGGCTGTCCGTAATCATCATTCCACAATATGGAATTGGTTGACGTGAATAATTGATGGGAGTATAAATTCCAACCTTGATTGCGTCATGAAGGATCCGTTTGAAATTACCCCAAAATTCAGGAGTATGTCCTATCGTTTCCGTCATTAAGTGGGCCATTTCATGTAGCATTACAAACATGATTGTATTCATGTCGACCAGTGGGTACTGTGGAGGTTTAGTCTTATCTCGCAGACAGACGACGATTCGCTGTCCCTTGTTTTCTGAATAGGATGTATCCGGTGAATGCATATCATTTTCCGAAAAGACATCGGGTTGAAACCGAGCGACGAAGCGAGCTACCGGTGGATCGTTCATCAATGCAGGTTCCTTAGAATACCAATCTCGTAGCTTTGTGAGAGATTCACGGATCTTAGCCATGAGTTTCACAGCTTCCTCTTTATTCGGTAAGTTCTGCATGTCATAGTCATGTCCGTCTGGGCCCGTCATCCGAATGATGTTTCCAGGGCCCATGAGCTGGGAGACTATGGCGATTCCTACAACGGCTGCGGCAACCGACAACATTATGTATCACTGGGAGTTTAAGCAGAGAGACCATCGAGCGCTCGGTTTGCGCGGAACGGGTCTGGGTCAATTGTGGTTTGAAGGAAGGGTCCAATCTTGCTCTGAGGGTTAGGTGTCTCGGAACGGATATCATAGGTTGGGTTTCGGTTGTTTTGTGAGATACCGATGATGTTGATGTTTGCATGGTAACCGGCTTGAAGGAAGTTCTGGCCATCCATGTCCTTGCTGCCGACTGGGTTGACGGCTGCCCATGACGCTCCGATTTCACCCTTGGGAAGCAACTCGCTGGATGAAAGGACGTTTTGTGTGTAGGTCTGTTGAGACGATGGGGTACGTCCTTGCATGTCACCGACGGACACTGCATTGCCGCCGAGAGAGGATGTACCCACGGAGAAAGGACCTTGTCCAGACAGTGGTGACATAGCTCCAGAGCCTCCAAGCTCAGAAGCCTTATCTAGAACAGTTGTCTTTCCAGATGAATACGATGAAAAAAGGGAATAGACAACGACGACTCCCACTAATACAAAACCAAGGCGGACAATCTTTTGAGGAGAGAGCTTCATACTTTATTCATGTCGTCAGACAAATTCTCAGCGGGGAATAGAAGGTTGACTAATTGCTCGCGACGAAGGGTCCAAAATCCACGGACTCCTTTTCGTTTTGCTTCTTCACGAAGTTGTGCTAAGGTCATTTTCTCAATGACGAATGACTTTGGGAGTTCATTTAAACTAAGTAGTTGGATCAATTGTGCACGTTTGAGGATATAGTACTGCTTGATACGACGTTGCTTCGCGAGCTGTTTGAGTTCGATTAATGATAGAGAATCCATGATGGACTCAATCCGCCTGTCCGTCGCCGAATCCGTTTTTTTCCGGGCTTCAAGTAATGCAACGAACACCCGTGATTCTCGCTTTCTTTCTCGCAGCTGCCTTAGTTGGACTGGTACTTCGATATACAGATATGAGTGGAGGTATTGAAACCTTCAAGCTTCCAAGTGATGGAATGGCCCCTCTCGACACGATGGCGACTCCTGGAGTCACAGGATGGATGGAAACATCTCCTATTCTCGGAAGTCAGGCAAAACCTGTACCCGAATTACCCTATGACGTTGCAGATGATACAGCAATTGGTCAGTTCATGAACAACCGAATTGGCCCCGACTGCTGCCCTTCTCCCTTCTCAACAGGTGCAGGCTGCATCTGTCTGTCTGAAGAGGATCGAAAAGGCTTTGCGTCCCGTTTTGGGAATAAGAGTAAGTGAACTACATAATGGATCATCTGAGAGCTTTCGTACAGTATTTCAGGAACAAAAGCCCTGGAACTACCTTTCCAAAGGCCAACGCCGAGTATTATGAAACATTTACAGAGTTAATGACACCTCATGCTCTGAAGATTCTACAGAAGGATAATAGTCTCTTTCGTGGAGAGCATGTTCCTCAACCATTCCCGGACATAGATATTCGAATGTTATGGGACGGGTCGGATGAAGCATGGAAGCGTCTTCATATGGCGATGCTGTTTTCATTCTTTCAAGGAGACCCTAAAGAGAAGGTTGCACAAATCATGGAATCCATGAAGCAAGTGTTACCTGAAACACACGGAGATACAAGTGAAATTCTCAAGCTTCTTGCAACAGATGAAACCAGTTCATCACTCACAGAGATGTTTGAACTTCTTATGAAGACTCGTCTAGCCTCCATCGTAGGTGAAATTGCGGCCTCAATTGACTTAGAGGATCTCGGAATTGACTTTGAACACCCTGAGGAAATCTTAGAGGTGCTTCAGCACCCAGAACGCAGTCCGGCCGTTCGAAAGATTATGGAGCAGGTCAAGAGCCTCTTAGA